TGCCGACATGGCCGGAATCAAACGCAAGGCTGCCAAGACCATTGGTCTGGGCCTGATGTACGGCATGGGCAGGGCCAAGCTGGCCACCCAACTGGACCTGCCCCTGGACGAGGCCAGCGAGCTGATTGCCACGTTCCACAGCAAGGTCCCATTTCTCAAGGGCACCGTGGACGCGGTCATGAAGCGCATTGAGCACCCGGCCTCTGGCGGGTCCATTCGCACGCTCCTGGGCCGCAAATGCCGCTTTCCGCTGTGGGAGCCCGTGGAGTGGGGCGTGAACAAGGCACTGCCGCGTGAGCAGGCCGTCATGGAATACGGCTCGCGGATCAAGCGGGCAGGCACCTACAAGGGGCTGAACCGGTTGATCCAAGGGTCGGCCGCTGACCAGACCAAAGCCGGCATGGTGGCGCTGCACAAGGCAGGGTTTAGCCTGCTGTTGCAAGTGCACGACGAAGTGGCGCTGTCCGTCAGGAACATTGAAGAGGCCCGCGAAGCCGCCAACCTCATGGCCAAAGCCGTGACCCTGGAAGTCCCTTCCCGCGTGGATGTTGAGACTGGACCGAGTTGGGGAGAGGCTGCATAATTGAGGTGGGGCCGACTGCAGTTGCCCCTTATTTCCTCTTGAAGCATTTGGGCTGGGGGCTTGCCTCCAGCCCGTTTTTTCCGATACACTGATAAGTTCTAAGAAAGGAGAATTAAATGGTAATGCCGCTAAAGATACGAGAACAAGTTGTGCCTGCTCACCCAGAGCCATACGTGCGTCAGTCCGTACGTGTGGCAGCACGCAAGAGAGGTCGCCCGAGGAAGAACGGCCGGCCAAAGAAGGACAGCTACGAGAAGGTGCGCGCCTCTCCATCCAAGCGCGCTGGGCAGCGCTGGATCAGCGTCTCCCTGCCCGAAGAGGCGTACTACATGCTCAAGGAGATTGCAGCCTTTTACAAGGTTGGAATGGGCAGCTACATGTACAGCATCATCTTGCCCGCCTTTGACTACGCCTACGAACAGTCCCTGACCTTGCAGCGCATCGACGCCAACAAAAAGAAAGCCAAAAATGAAATACCAGACCGAGATGACGTTCCCCGTCGAACTCACTTTTGAAGTGCTCCCATCCATGCTGGTGGAGGACACAGAGCTGCCCGCGTTGTTGGACATCACCAAGATTTTGTTGACCATCACAGGCCCCAGCGGCAAGCCCCGCCAGGTAGACATCACCAAGAGCTTTTCAGAAGAGCAGATCATGCTGTTTGAAGATGAGATTGCGGAGAACTACCGTGAAAATCCTGCGCTTTAAACGTGTCGACGAGGCCGTAGCCTGGGCCAAGAAGGTCATCGGCATCGACGGCATGACAGGGGACGTCACCTCGGTGAGCCTGGTGGACGACAAGGACGACTTCCTGGCCGTCACTGTGTTCTCGGCTTACACAGGCACCAACATTGACATGCACATTGCAGCGCGGCCCAAGAGCCACTGGCTGTCTCGCAGTTACTTCAACGCGTCGTTTGAGTTGCCGTTCAGAGTGCTTGAAGTGCCACGGGTCACGGGCCTCATTCGTGCCGAGAACTTGGACGCCCAGCGCTTTGTCTCGCGCCTGGGCTTTCAGTATGAAGGGCGCATGCGCAAGGCCTTCCCCGATGGTGGAGACTTGGTGCTGTACGGGCTGCTTCGTGAAGAATATTTAAAACACCCGTGGAGTGAAAATGAAACTACAAGAGGAACTGCGCTCAGTCAAGGAAGTCTTCCCCTACATCGAGGAACTGCTTGAAGCGGCCGCACAACGCATTGAAGATCAGAGACTGTGGCGAGAAGCCTGGTTGAATGCAGAAAAGAAAGTTGAGTTGTTGACAAGTGAACTAGATGTGCTAAGATCAAGACTCAGTAACAGAAAGGAGAAAGAGTGCGATGATTAAACAAGCCCTTACCCGAGAGCAAAAGGTATTTAAAGAACTTGCTGCAACAGGCAGATTTTTCAACACTGGCAAGGTGTTAATTGGGGTGGCCTATGTGCCCAAGCCTGCACCTATGTTGCGAGACGAGAGGTTTATTCAATCCCTTTTACTCCACCGTCCCAAATGAAATGCCCCATCTGCCAGGCCTGGGTATCCGTTAAAGAAACACGGGCGCGCCTCCAAAACAATTTCACATACCGGCGATACGAATGCGCAAACGAGCACCGTTTCACCACCACAGAATCAGTGACAAAAGTCATTGAAAAACCGAAGCAAAGAAAAGGAGAAAGTAAGTGAACAAGTCAGACAAAATCCGCGAGTATTTTCGCAAGCATCCAGATGCCGATGCGACCAAGGTGGCCATCAAGTTCCAGGCGTCCAAGCCCATGACCTACAAGCTGCGCAAGCAAATCCAAGAGGAGTGGAAGCCGCCTGAAATGGTGCCGATGCCTCCTCTCAGCTCCTGGGCAAAGATTCTGGAAGAGGTTGAAGGGACCGACGTGGACGAGACCCTCGACGAGCGGGCCAAGGACTACGGCAAGTTCAAGGACGGCGCTGCACTGATGCAGGGTATCAAACGACTGCTCGCGGACCACGCAGCCAGTCATGACAAGACCTTTGCTGATGACCAGTGGGAAGCCTTGGAGATGATCGTGCACAAGATCGGACGCATCGTCAACGGCAACCCCGACAAAGTCGACCATTGGGTGGACATTGCCGGCTACGCCAAGCTGGTGGCAGACCGCCTTGAAGGAGTCGAGCGGTGAGCGTTGAAGATTACTTCAACCTTATCAGGTGGAGGGTATACGCCCTCTGCTTGATAGCTGCCTGGGTTTTTTACAAGACCTAGGGAAAGTACTAGACACAACTGGTACGATACACGTATAATTTAATTTCCATCAACAGAAAGAGAGAAAGTCATGAACTTCAATTTGAATATTCATCGGGTGACCAACATCACCGTCAGTCCTATTAAACACAGCGCTGGCCCGGACAGTGTCTACGCTACACGGACCATTGAAATCAAGACGCCTGAGGGCGACTTTGAAATCAGTCTGTACTCTGAGTACGTGGACATTGATCACGACAAGCCTTTGTTGGAGATCAAGTCATGACAGAGACCATCGTCGCAACAATTCTTTTGGGCGGCCTTGGCATGATCGTCGCCGGCCTTGTCCTGATCGGCCTGATGAAACTTTGGTTTTGGATGGACGAGCAAGAAAGGAATGACCGATGAGCATGAACACGCCGTTTCATTTGAGGCAGCGTGAGTTCAACGCGTTCAACGCAGGTAACCCCTTGGTGTGGGGTTACTTTGAACGATTCACGCTCGAGGCCATCAGCGCCGGCCACAGGAAGATCAGCCACTGGCTCATCATCAACCGCATCCGCTGGGAGGTGGCGATGACCACCACAGGCGTAGACTTCAAAATCTCCAACAACCACATTGCGTTCTACGCGCGCCTGTTCGTCAAGGTGCATCCGCAATACAGGTTCATCTTCAATCTAAAGCGCATGGCCGACGAACCATGGCACGGGGACATGCCGCTATGAGCGATCCAATTACCTATTACAAGATGGGCAGTGAACGGATCAAGACCCGCGCGCCACGGACCTTGACCGCTGGCCTGGTGCAATCAGGGGAAGCGTTCCTGGTCATCGACACCAATGCAATGCGCATGGATTTCCAGCGCCAGTTGTTCAAGCACATCCAAGATGGCAACATCAAAGTGCAGGTGGCGGAGGTAGAGCATGACTGAGTTTGAACACAGCATCAATGGCATCCTTTGCATCGTCCGCGTGACGTACTGGGAGCCGTACCTGCCCCCCATCCTGCGCGCGGACCCGGGCGACAGCCATCCAGAAGAGGGCGGCTGTGGGGAATGGGAAATCCTCCACCTCGACGGCCAACCCTACCCGGAGCTGGAGAGCGAGATGACAGGGGAAGACCTGGCCAACTTGGAACACATCGTCTTTCAACACATGGAAAACCAATATGACACGGACTAAATATAAACGCCGCACCTTTAAAGATGTGGCAGCCGAGGCCCATGCCAAAGGGTTTAGTGAGGGCTTGGCACAGTGCCGCAAAGACATTGACGAGCTGGTGGGCGCAAACCTCGAGCTGGGTTTTACGGTCCTGAAGCTCGAGAAGAAGTTGGCTGCAGTGTCCCTGCGCAAGTTGGCCTGGTCGCGGATCACGGGGCTGTTTGGGGTTGGCCGTGACCGGGTGGCGTAAGCGACAGATTCAAGAACAAGGAGCAAGGGAAATGACATTTCAATCTTGGTGGGAACAATTAACCAAAGCGGAACGCAAAATGATTGGTGAAACAAACGCCCAGTTTGTCTGGGAAGAATGCCAGAAGTACACCTTGATGACCATTGAAGATGCGTGCAAGGCGCAGGTGGCTTATGACCAGGGCTTCAAGGACGCGCGCGAGCGCTACGAGGTCAAAATCGCCGGCTGGACCCTCACGCCTGGCATTCAGCCTGGCATGATCTGGATCACCAACTTTGGTGGTGAAGGCGGAGACTTTCATATCCACGAGCTGGCCGAAGTGATCGGCAAGTTTTACAAGGAGAAGTTTT